TGGATTAAAAAAGCAAAATGAACTCCGAGCAAAAGAACATTTGTCTAAAATTATTAAGTCTATTCAAACTAGACGGAGAGACATTTGATAAAATTATCACTGACGGACAACTTCAAATCTTTTATGAACTAATCTTCAGACCAAACAACAGACTACAAATACTTTGCTCAACTCAATATGGTAAGTCTTTAGTGGTTGCTTTAGCTTGTATAGTCATTTCTTGTATTCAAAAGAAAGTTATATCAGTCGTAGCTCCAACAAACGACAAAGCAAGAATCATAATGAGATATTATGTTGAACACTTGGGAGACAACATCTTATTTTCAAGTCAATTAGAAAAAGATACAAAACTTGATAGATTAAGAATGGAAGAAAACAAAGACAGAATCATCCTAAAAAATGGTGGTGGTATATTTGTCATCTCAGTTCAAGCTGGTAACAGTAAGAAAGGTATTGAGTCTGCTATGGGAGCTGGATCAGAGATTTGTGTAATTGACGAAGCTGGATTGATACCAGACCAGATTGAAGCAACTGTGTTTCGTATGATTGCAGGTAAAGGAAAAGACGCTTTTTATTGTAAGATAGGAAATCCATTTTATAGAAACCATTTTCTTAAAAGTAATAACGATGAGAACTATAAGAAAATATTTATAGACTACAAACAAGGACTTTTAGAAGGCAGATACACTCAGGACTTTATTGAAGAAGCTAGAATTAAACCATATTTTGATGTTTTATTCGGTTGTGAGTTTCCTAAAGCAGACGCTCTTGACTCAGAAGGATACTCAACTCTTATCACGGAAGATGTTTTATATTCAAAGATTAAACCCGACAATGAGCTTTTTGGTAATTTATATCTAGGCTGTGATGTAGCAGGTGAAGGCTCAAACTACTCAGCAATAACATTACGAGGAAAGAATGGTGCTAAACTTATCTATAAAGAAAATAACCCAGACACGATGAACTTTGTCGGAGTGATAGTCAATTACGCAAAACAATTTAATGTCCTTAAAATATATGTTGATAAAGTAGGAATAGGCAAACCTGTTTACGATAGACTAAAAGAGATACCAGAAGTTGAAAAGAAAGTAGTCGGTGTTATGGCCGGGGAATCGCCAGAGAACAAAATAGATTTCTTTAACAAACGTGCTGAAATGTTTTGGAGATTAAAAGAATGGTTAGCTACAAGTTATCTATTCGGCACACAAAACACTTGGATTGATTTGCTTGATGTAAAATACAAGATACAAAGCGACAAGAAAGTAAAGATTAAAAGTAAAGACGAAATGTTGTCAGATGGGATACAGAGTCCTGATGTAGCTGACAGCATTTCTTTAACCTTCTATGACAACGAGCAAAATATTGGTAAAGGTTATTCTGTAAGGCGTCCATCTTGGAGCGGATTTAATAAACGATAAGTTATAAATAAACAAATGAAAATATTATCACTTTTTGATGGAATCAGTTGTGCAAGAGTTGCTCTTGAACGGGCAGGTTTTAAAATTGAAAAATATTACGCCAGTGAGGTGGACAAGTATGCTATTCAGATTGCTCAAAAGAATTATCCCGACACGATACAGTTGGGAAGTGTAAAAGATATTGATTGCACGGGGGGAAAACTTCACTATGGAATGGGACGATTGGCAGAAACGAACATAGATTTATTAGTAGGAGGAAGTCCGTGTCAAGATTTATCCATAGCAAAGAAAAACCGTAAGGGATTAGACGGAGATAGGTCAGGTCTATTCTGGGAGTATGTTCGTATCTTAAAAGAAGTTAAACCTAAGTATTTTATATTAGAAAATGTTGCGAGTATGTCAAAAGAGGCGAGGGCAACTATTACCGAAACACTTTGGGATATACAACCTGTTATGATAAATGCCGCACTTGTATCAGCACAGAATAGGAAAAGATTATTTTGGATTGGAGAATTGGCGGATAAAAGACATATTGGTCATTGGGATAGTGCTGATTATGTAAAAGTAGAAATATCACAGCCAGAGGATAGAGGTATTTTATTAAAGGATATATTACAACCACCTGCCGAAGTAGATGAAAGAATGGTAATGAATGGCAAAGCATTTTCACTAACAGCTTCATACAATGGAGCAGTAGCTTGGAACTCAATAGAAAAGAAACAGAGAACAATGGTAAACGCAGGAAGAATTATAGGTAGGAAACTAGATGAAAATGGAACAAGAAAAGATTATTCAGATATAGATAGTAAACAAGTCGTAGAGGTTAATGAAAACCCACAGAAAACAAATACACTTTCAACAGTTCAAAAGGATAATATCTTGATAGTTCGAGAAGCCACAAAGAAAGGATACGCAATAGCTCAAGACGGAGATTCAATCGATCTATCATTCCCAAATTCAAAAACTCGCAGAGGTAGAGTCGGAAACAAGGTAAAGAACTTAATGACCTCACAGAACATCGGAGTATTCACAAACTCAATCATCCGTAAACTCACCCCAATAGAATGTGAAAGACTTCAGTCAATGCCAGATAACTACACAGAGGGAATCAGCAACAGTCAGAGATATAAGTGTTTAGGAAATGCTTTTAATTGTGCCGTAGTCAAGCATATATTAAGTTTTATTCCTCGTTAGTTATCCACAGTTAGTTTGCTTTTTAATTTTATGTTATAATTATGTATAATATCTCAAATCAAAAATGATTGGCACATACGATAAAAAAGAAAACATCTCAACTTACAATCCTTCACAAGAGGTAAAGAACTTCACATCTCTCGTCCAACAAGATTATCAAGTAGGCGATGATATTTTAAACAAACCTTATGTAGAATTAAACGGTCTTTCTGTATTGGATAGAAAAGACAGAGATTCAAGAACATTTAACGCTTTCGTAGAAGAAGACATAGACGACCCAGCAGAAGCTTGGAAATGGAGAGGAACACGAAGCAAGGCTAGAAATAAAGCTATTGCACTACACGCTCACATAACATCAGGTTATGTCTTGCCTATGTTTATGGCTCAAAATGATAAGAACGAAGAAGACAGAATGTTCTCCTCACTTATGAGAGATGGCGTAGAATGGATGATAAATAACTCCGAGTATAAAGACTCATATCTAGCCGTTGCTATGGGCATGCTTGTAAATCCAGTTACCTATCTCGGTGCTGAATATGTAGAAGCCTATCAGAAAATAAAAGAGAAAACTGAAAAAGGATATGATACTAAAGAAATAATTGACGAAACATTATCAGGTTTTAAATCTCCTATCTATTCCGCAGATCAAGTTTTAATCACAAACGCTTTTCAACAAAACATACAAAGACAACGATGTATTATCAAAAGACGCTTTATAGAATATTCAGAAGCAGAAGCTATTTATGGTGAACACGAAAACTGGAAACACGTAACTCCAGGAGTAAATACAGTCTTTAACGAAGAAGACGGACAATTTTATGATGTAAAAGACGATGACCATTCAAGTTTGGTAGAAGAGTGTATTTATTTAAACAGACGAGATGACACCGAAGTCGCTTTCGTAGGTGGTATTTATATGGGAGAAGCTGATGTAGAACACAATCCAATCAGACATAGAGATAACAGAAACGCACCTAAATATAACGTAGTTCCTTTTGGCTATCAAAGAGTAAATGAACACTTCTTTTATTACAAGTCTTTAATGAACGCACAATACTGGGATAATATTTTAATAGACGCTCAATACGAAATGACAATGAATAGAGCTTTTCTTGACACCAATATGCCTCTAGCTATTACAGGTCAAGATGAGTTCAACGAAGATGTAATCTTTCCCGGCGCAACTATTGCTTTTAAAGACAAAGAAACAAAAGTATCACCATTACTTCCATCAGCTAATCTAGCTACAATGTTTAATTCTATGAATAAAGTAGAAAGCTCAATGGAAGAAAGCTCCCTATCAGACTTAAGCGCAGGACAAGCAGCAGAAGGAACACAAACAGCTACAGCTACAGCAATAGCCAACGCAAACGCTAAAACTATGCTTAAAGGTATAGGCAAAACTCTAGCTCAGTCAATGGTTCAATACGGAGGCTTGATGTCAGATATTTTCATTACACATTTAACAATTCCAATGATAGATGAATTGGCCGGTGAAGGTTCTAAATTAAAATACAGAACATTTACACTTCCAAAGAAAATGGTAGGTGGCAAGGAAGTATCAAAGGTTCTAAAGTTTGACGACTCTTTACTTGGTATGCCTATGACTGATAAACAGAAAACAGAAAAGGAAATGAAAATGCTTGAAACAGTTGGTTATCCAAATCATAAATCACATTTATATTTAATCAACCCAGAGTTATTTGCTAGATATAAATATCTTACTTACATAGAACCTCAAACAATGTTCCCACAAAATCAAGAGTTTATGGAAGCAAAAGCAAAAGACTTATACACAATGTTGCGACAAGACCCTCTAGTTTCCGCTGAAACCATTGTAAAAGACCTTCTATACGCAAGTTATGGGGCAGAAGCTGAAGATCGTTTTGCAAAACCACAAGCACAAGGTATAATTGAAGGACAAACAGGAGAAAGTGGAATGAAACCACCAATGAAA